TGTCACAGCATGAGTAGTAAAAGATTACTTCGCTACCGCATTGAAAACATGACTCCGGTTCAGGAGGAGTGCGTCAAGTGGGCGGTGCATGAGTGGCGTAAAGCTTTAAAAGGAGCGATTGAGTTTACCGAGGACTACCGGGCCGACTGGCAGTTCAGCTTTTCACAGCATCCAAACTATCCTGCCAAGATTGCGCGCTGTGACCATATCTCCGACACTGTGAAAGTCATCACCTTCGACCCTCGCGAGCGCTGGGCTACAAACTGGTTCTGGCGTGCGCTTGGACGCTCCTGTTTGAGGACTTATACCCTCCACGAAATTGGTCACGCCCTCGGACTGCGGCACTCCAAAGACCCGAACAGCATCATGTTCTCGAAGCCCCGCCGACCCGTCATCGACCTCACCAGCCAAGACTCCGTCCTCAAACTACTCGCATGAACCCAGCGCACCACGCCTACGAGACCATCTCCTTACTCGCCGCCGCAATAGCCACCTCAGGAGCTGCCGCCGCGATAGCCCATCCATCCGGCGAACTCCTAACCTCCGCAGTTCTCTGGTCCCTCCTCCCGCTCATCGGTGCAATCCTGATCTCATGCATGTCTTTCCTGCTTGGTTCAGTTGACGAACCAAGGAAACGAGTCTTTGGTAGAGCCTTGGGTGCTATTTTGTTTGGTGTTGCGGGTCCGAGGTTTTTGTTGTATTATAAGCCGGACTTAGCGAATATGGTGGACGATCCGATCTTGATGATCGCGGCTGGTGCAGGTTTTGGTTTAGTTGGTTACGCGGTGATTGCTACGGTGATTAACTGGGTGATGATTAAAGCTCCGGGGAAGTTGGAAAACAAGTTGAACAATCTCATTTATGAAAACTCAAATAACGATGTTGACGATAATCGTCATGCTAAGTAGCTGCGCGGGGACTTCGGTCACTGTGCCGTATAAAGGTGTTGATTACACGCTTTCGATGAAGACGTCTGGAAAGGGTGTGGTTGACACAGATCCGAACGACGTAACAGTGGTTACGCCTCCTGACGCTTCACCCTCGTTCACCGAGGTGATTCTGAAAACTCTTACTGATGTGTTCAAATGACTACAGGACTTAAACTTTACAACCACGCGCTGGAGGACTTTGGGCTTTCTGAGATTTCAGGGCCTGGGTCAAATGCTCGTATCAAGAAAGCTATCACTTTGGCTGCTGACTGGCTGAACAAAGACGATAGCAAAACCGCTTGGTGCGGTTGTATGATGGGCTTGTGGTTCACGGAGCTTGGGCTTAAACCTGTTAAAGAGTTTTACCGAGCTAACAATTGGAAGACCGTTGGTAAGAAAGTCTTGCTGTCTGAAGCCAAACAAGGTGACATTGTTATCATGGACCGTGAAGGAGGTAAACATGTGGCGTTGTTTAGTAAACTTGACAAAGGTTTGGTTTATCTCCTGGGTGGTAACCAGCGCAATCAGGTTAATGTATCGGCTTTTAACCAAGGGTTTGTAGAAGAAGTTAGGAGGATTGACTAATGGACTTAGGCATGGCACAAATTCCGGCACAGCCGATGCATCAGCAGACTTTGAACGGGTTGGCTTATCAGCTGGCTATGGGTCAAGGTCCGTATTATGATAAGAACTACTTGGCTTCACAAAATGCAGCTCATGCGACGACTCAACAATATGGTGGTGATTATTCACAACTTGCAATGGGTTTGTTGGATATGCTGTTGAAGGGTGGTCATGGTGCTACGACTTCTATGCGAGACTACGGTGTTGGACAGCAAATGCAACAGATGATGGAGCCTGAGATTCCTTATAGCAAGCCTATTGGCATACCTTTCCCAGAATATCTCAATCCAGAATCACGACAGACTTTTGGTCCCATCATGCAGCCTACCCCAGGATTACACATTCCATCGCCACAATACGGAAATTATCGTTAATGGAAACACCACTTGACATAGCCCAGCTCGCTAAACTGCGCAGGTTAAAAGCCTTGCGCCGTGAGTCAGGGCTATGTGGTTATGAGCCACACCGCAAACAAGAGCTGTTTCATTCGGCCGCCTGGGCTGATTTCCGGTATCTTCGCACAGGTAACCGCTTTGGCAAATCCACCGCAGGTGCTTGTGAAGATGTGGCTTTTGCCTTAGGTGAAAGACTTTGGATTCCGCAAGGTGATGCACGCCGTCGTCTGGGCATCCCGCAACGTAGCACCAAAGGGCTTATCATCGTGGCCGATTGGGATAAAGCACGAGAGATTTATACTTCGATGGAAGAAGGTGAGTCTCAAGGTAAGATCTTCCAGTTTCTTCCGAAGTCGGCGTTTCATGATATACACAAAAACCAAGCAGGTGAGATCGACTGTATTATGGTTAAGTCTATGTGGGGTGGGATTTCTCATATCTACATCGACACTGTTCGGTCATTCATGGGGAATCCGATGGGCCAGGAGTCCAGCCACTGGGATTGGATTCACGTTGACGAACCTTGTCCTAAGAACATGTGGGTGGCGAACAGTCGTGGTTTGATCGACAACGATGGTAAAGCCTGGTTCACTTGCACTCCCATTGCCGAACAGTGGATCAATGAACTTTTCATTCCACGTTCTCGCCTTAAAGAAACCTTTGAAGATGGTCATGCCTTTAACAAAGACGAGCTGAAAACCTGGGTGCTCACAGGCTCTACGCACGACAACACGTCGTTAACCCAGACCTCCATCCGTAAGTTCGAAGCACAGTTGACGGATGCTGAAAAAGCCTCTCGTATCGACGGCCGGCCGTTTGGTATGCAAGGTGTAGTCTATTCCATGTTCGAACGCGACCGTCATGTGTATGAAGAACTACCTTACGGTTGGGAAGACTTTGACAAACCGCCGCTTGATTACACCATCCGAGTCGCTTGTGACCCGCATCCGAAGACCCCACACGCGGTTCTTTTTGCTGCCACAGCGCCAACTGGACAAACGTTCTTTTACACAGAATACTTCCAGCACGTTATGATCGACGACCTAGTCGACATCATCATTCAGAAGCTAGAAAACCGTAACCCTTTCGTCGTTCTCCTCGACCGCATTGCTTTTAATCAAGACCCCATCACCGGGGCCACCTGGGCCGACTCCTTCTACCGCAAAGGCGTCATGGCTGTGCCAGCGTCTAAAGAACTAACCCACGGTATCGTAGCAGTCCAAAACGCCCTGTCCCGCAAAGAAGGTGAGACTCTTCACTTCTGTTCCTCCCTGTCCGAAACTCTCTACGAATTCGACTCTTACATCTGGGACCCCAAACGCGAGAACAAACCCAAGGACGCTAACGACCACATGATGGAGTGTTTATACCGTCTTGTCCTTAATGGCCTATCCTGGGTCGCCCCTGAAAAGTCCGACTCCTTCCGCGCTGGACCACTTCCAATCACCGGCGAACTAACCTTTGAAACCTCTGACCAGCGCCACTGGTTTGAAAAAGAAGCTGCATAACTTATGGAATCACAACCTTATCATTTAAATAGTCCGAAATACGAAGGTGTAAACTTGGGCGCAAATGCCTTCACTCCACGGGTCGTCTACCAAGAAAGCCGTGAAGGTCAAGCAAACCCAGCTGATATTTTGCTAGCTATTAACCGCATGATGGGATTGGCACCTGCGCGTTCCGCATACGTAGTAGGGCAAGACGACAACATCGTTAATAACATGCGGCGTGGTTCTGGCATGACTCCGATAGCTCCTATCATACCTTCTGATCAAGCAGCACTAGAAGCTAGGGAAATTTACAACAGATCTGGTGCTGGAGAAGCTACATCGCAAGAACAACAGATGGCTTTAGTTCAGGCACTCATGCAAAAACTAGGTATTTTCTAATATGCCCAAAGACCTTCCAACACGGCTCAAAGAAAAAGAGCAAGACGAACTCCTTGCCGATCTCCTAGCCGACTGCACGCGTGATCTCAAACGCTCCCGCACCACCATGTCGAAATACTACGACGATTGGGACTATGCACTAGAAACCTACCAGCAAATTCGCTATGACGACTCCGCCGACATCAAGTCCCGCAAGAAGCGCGAACCCGCAAAACAAACCATCCCACTGTCCTACGCCCAAGTAAACACGTTCGTAACCTACCTCACCCTCCTCTACACCCAAAACCAGCGCTTCTTCGAATACCAACCAACCGGCACTGAAGACTTCGCCATCCGTGAAGAATGCGAAAAAATCATCGAACGTGAAGTCCGCAATGGATTCGCCACACCGGTCCTTGTCCAATTCCTCCTTGACATCGCCCGCTTTAACCTCGGCGTTCTTAAACCCTCCTGGCAAGTTCGCACCACAACCATCACCCCCACCGACACCGCGCTTTCCTTCGCTACACTCTTTTCCGACACCGCTGGACTCCAGTTGGTTCAACAGGCTAATGAAGATATTGAGGTGATTGTTAAGGAAGGCACGGTGGTGGATAATGTAAGCCCGTTTAACTTCTTTCCTGATACACGGTTGCCAATGAAACGTTGGCATGAAGGATCGTTTGCGGCGGATGAGACTGTGCATCATGTGAGGGAGGTGAAGCGGATGGAAGGTGTAGTTGGTGCGGAACATCTGAATGCGTTTGATAATAAAGCCTGGACCGACAGGGGCGCTACACGGCTTGAAGGTTTAGATCCTAAGTCGTCAAAAGATGAGAATGATTTCATGGTCGTTGTGACGGAGATGCAACGGTGGTTGATTCCAAGTGAATATGGACTGTCGAGTTCTAAGGAAGATGAACTTTGGCTGGTGCGTATTGGTAACGATCAGAGGATTCTTTCGGCAGAAAAACTCGAAGACGCTAATATGGGCTTTACGTATAAGTTAGCTCAGATGGCACCAGATCACCATGCGAAGCTTTCTGATTCGTTGTCGTCTCTCATTGATAGGCTTCAGGAAACTGTAACGTGGTTGATGAACACGAGGATTGAAGCTGTTAAGAATAACATTGAGAAACAGCTGGTTGTTCACAGTCAGTATGTGGAGCTGGAGGATTTGCAAACCCGCAGTCCGTTCATTCGTATGAAGAAGAACACCCCGTTGATGGGTGGGTTGAGTAACTTTATCCAACAGCTGAAAACCAACGACCCAACTGTCACGCATATTCAGGACGCTGATACACTGATGAAGATGATGTATCAGGTTTCAGGGGTTAATGAGAATTCTATGGGCGGATTCCACGGTGGTCGTAGGTCTGCAACGGAAGCCCGGAACGTTCAAGCTGGTTCTGCCGCTCGTATGAAGCTCATTGGCACGACGATTTATCAGATGGCTATTGGTCCACTGGGAAAACAGCTTCTGATAAACGCACGGCAGTGGATGTCAGATGAGACGTTCTTTAAGATCCTGGGCGAAGACGAAGATACGTATGCCGCCTGGGAACTCTTTCATAAAGACAACTGGTGGGAGCTTATTGGCTCGGAAGACTTCTTTGTCTTTGATGCCACCGCCGCGTCAGAAAAAACCTTTGTAGCCCAGTCGTTACAGGAGCTTGCCATCGCTTTGATGTCTAATCCTGAAGTGCTTATGGCTACAAACATAGACCTAGTAAAAGTCATCGAACGTATCCAAGAGCTACGCGGTGTAACAAACCTCAAACAATTCCAACGTGACCAACCCATTGGACAACCTATCCCAGGACAACCTGGACAAATACCTCCTCCGGCTGGAGGACCACCTCAAATCACCGCTCCACAAACTGTGGCGTGATGAACTCGAACACCAGATTCTCGAAACTACAAACTTGGTTACATCCATAGTCCCTGATTCGATTCAATCCTTTTTTGCCCGAGAGCAAATGATAGGAAGTCTTGGTGAGAAGTTGAAACAATTCGATTCGTTTGGATTCCTCAAACAATCGCTCGAAGAACAAAAACAAACACTAGCAAATAAACAAGACAATGAAAATTAATTGGTTACACACACCTCACTTTGCACCGTTTGATGAGTCATTCGGTGGTGGCTCTGGCATCGAACCCTATGTGGACGATGATGATAAGGACGAAGTGATTGACGGTGATGAGGAAGATGAAGACGAGGATGAAGACGACGATTCAGACGATGATTCCGATGATGGCAGTCAGAAGTCCACAGCGCTTCCTTTCAACCCTGACGCATTTGCAAAGGCTATTACAGATGGCCTTCGCCCTGCGTTTCAACAGCAACAGCCAAGGCTAACACGCGAGGAAATCGAACGTCAGCTTGGCAAACCGAACCCGACGGTAGAACTGATTCAGATGATTCGTGACCCGGAGACTCCGCCTGAAAAGGCGCTTGCCGCTCTGTCGTCACTGATGAACTCTCAGAATGAGTATCTGCTTAAAGCCAGTGGAATGGCTATCGACGGTCGTGTCCAGGAGCTTGATCCCCATATCAAAGCTCTCCAACAGCATCAGCGCACTCAGCAACAGAAAGAGTTCACTGCATCTGTGGTCCAAAAATTCCCTGCGCTTAAAGGCAAAGGCCCTGCAGTTTCGCAAGCTATTCAACTGCTTGCCAACCAGGGTTACAAGATGAATTCCATCTCAGCCGCCAAGCGTGACGTTGCTCAAGTAGCCTCAAAGCTCATTAAGCAATATGACACAAGTTTCTCACTGAAGCCTAAAAAGCAACAGTCTACATCTTTCCTTCGTCCCGGTTCAGGTGGCGGGCGAGGCAGTTCAGGAGGCAAGCGCGCTTCTGTAATTGATTCCATCTTCAAGGTTCAGTAATCACAAACACAAAACAACATTATGGCTATCTTTGGTCTACACACATCTGGAACTCACGCCAGCTACATCAGTGAGAAAACTCGCCGTAAGGTGCTTTATCAATACCCGCAAGGTCCAGCTCCGCTGACTTATCTGCTTTCTCTTCTCCCAGATGAAGAAACGGACAAGACAGAATTCGGTTGGTGGGAAGAGCGCGATACGGTTATCAAAACCGTCACTGCTCAGATCGCTGCGGCGGGTCCGTTCTACACAGGCACTGGCACCACGGCACTTACCGATGGTGATCCAATGACTGCTAACTCGGAATACGGTGTTAAGGTCTCTGACTACACACTCTTCCGCGTCCAAGACGTTATCTGGATTCGCAACGTGCCTAACGCTGCGGCTTCTGCTACGAATCAAATTCGTGCAGTTGTTACCGCTGTTACACAAATCTCTAATGACATTGGCCGTTTGACCTTCCGTCCAATCGAAACTGTTGCTGACGTAGGTAACGGCACAGACGCCAACGGCCTGTCCGTCTACTTCACGTCTTCCGCAGCCGCTGAAGGCACCAAGTCCAAAGTTGGTTCTTACTCGTTCCCAATCGAGGTTACCAACTACACCCAGATCCATAAGCACGGTATCATCATCACCCGCTCTGCACTCAAGCAAGGCGTGCGTTATGACTCCTCAGGCATCTGGCAGGACAAGCTGAAGAAGACCGGACTACGTCACATGAAGGGACTGGAAATGGCCACACTTCGTGGTGTTCGCGCAACCCGCAACACGACCAACGAAGACGGCGACACCGTTCCAGAACGTCTCACCGGCGGTCTTGAATACTACCTCCGTCAGTGGGAACTCGGCACAACCGGCAACGGCGCTATCGTAACCTACCGTCCCGGTGGCTCCAACATCACCGCATCCGCTTGGTCTGCTGATGACGACAAACGCATCATCGACCTCGGCACCACGCTTACCATCGACCAGTTCGACACACTCATTGAACGTGCCTTCCGCTACACCTCGGACACGTCCTTCGAGAAACTCGTCCTTTGCGGTTCTGGATTCCTTAAAGCCATCCAGTCTTACTGCAAACTCCAGTCCATCGTCATGCGCGAGCTCAATCCGAAAACCGACACCTTCGGTCTTCAGATGTATCGGCTCTCTACCATCTACGGCGACTTGGTCTTCAAAGCTCATCCTTTGCTGTCCCAAGACACCACGTTCCGCAACGACGCCTACATCCTGGACGTCGGCTGCTTCAAATGGCGTCCGCTCACCGACTCCGACACGGAGTTCCTTGAAGGACGTCAGGACAACGACTACGACGGTCGTAAAGACACTTGGCTCACAGAAGGCGGTTATGAAATTAACTTCCCTGAGAACCACATGTATATCAAAAACCTCACCGGAATCACCGCATAACCTACCATGGCTGCTCTAGCATCCTCTGCGGTCACTGTCCTCTCGGCGACTAATCTAGTCGCCTTGGGGGCACCCCGCCTTACAACCAAGCGCCTTACTCTTGTCCTCACCGGCCAAGGTGGCGCTTCCAACACTATCGGAGCCACAGCTCTGGGTTTTACTTCCTTCACTGGTTGCACTAACGCAATCACTTCTGATGACGGATTTATCCACCCAGCTGCCGTATCCTACGATGGTTCGAAAATCCTCCTCATTGATGTTTCAAAGAACGAGGTCAACACTGCAACCCGTGACGTTCCATTGGACATCACTGGTCTCACAATCCGCATCACAGTCACCGGCTATACAGCCTAACACCCCCACACACCCATATGCCTAAAAACCTAATGTCGTCATACGACTCCATGCCTCCAAAAGGCAAACACGTCTCCGCAACCAAAATGCTGAACACAACAGCGCGCGAGACAAACCAAACTGGAACAAACGTCCTCAAGCGTTTCACTTCCAAATCCCCAGCAGTTGGCACCCTTGGAGTCAAGGGACACGCCTAATCTGTTGGTTTGAGTAACTAACCGAGAGGTAACTATCATGACTGTTGCAGAAATTCAAGGTGTTGTTGCGATGTATTTACAACGCGAGGTGGCTAGGTTCAACGTAAGTGGAACTGGTGCTAATTTGCTGTTGGTGGCTATGAATAATGCCAGAAAATATGCGGAACGGAAACATAATTGGAGTGTATGCCGCAAGAAGGGTTACCTCTCGGTAACTACTGCTAACGAAGTCGCGTGGGATAGTCCTACGTGGTTCGGTGGTGGGACAGAGAAAATGAGTGAAGGTAAGCATTGGTGGTTGCGTGGTGATACCACGGATACTACTAATAAGTTTTCGACGACTGATAGCCCTATTAAGATCTTGGGTCATGGGGTTAAACATGTTGTTGAGACGAAACAAGATTATGAGTCCTGGGGCGAAGAGTTCTCGGAGATGCGGCAGTTGAGACAAGACTCTAACTGGCACCCGATGTTGAACCAGCCACATGGATTGGTAAGGGGTAAGTGGTTAGAGTTGTATCCAAGACCGACGACGACACAGCTTTTGATTGTAGATGGATACGCTTGGTGGCCTATGTGGACCGGGGTTGATTCTATTGGAACGACTGTTTGGTCGTTTACTAATGTGACAGACATTGATTTGACTGATGCCACAGTGGATGCGGTAGAAGTTTTACTGAGCGGTCCTACACCTAATGGAGTTGTGTTGATTCGTGCATCAAATCCGAATCCTGAGAGTTTTCTTTCTGGGAGCCAGAACTATGCTAATGTAATTATCACTACGTGGACTTTAGCGAATATTGTAGCTGCGCTTGATAAGTATTTGTATCTTGGCTCGGTGAGTTCTGTTGGTTCTGTAGTGACTATTGATTTAGAGACTTCTGGTTACACTATGGAAATCAGAACTAAGGATTCCTCTAATGTGCAAATTGATACATTCTCTCCGACAGGTACAGAAACAAGCGCTACCACAGACTGGTGGACTGAGAATGCAGAAGAGTATTTGATTCTGCGGACATTGGTTGAATGTAACCGCCTTGGGCATGTGTTCGTGGGGAATAAGGAAGGTAATCTTCCGAGCCCTGAGAAACAAGCTGAGCAACTTCTTCAAGATTTGATACTCCAGGATAGTGCTGGAGAACTGGCTGGTGGACAAATTGAACTTTACTAAACAAACAACATGGCTGATTATTATATTTCAACAGACGACGGACGAGTGCATCATATCAGTGCTGTGACAGCGACACCTACCATTGTGGTAAACGATGGCGTTGCGACTACGGTGTTTGATGGTGTGTATCGTGATGTGTTTCCGTATCCGAATACTGGAGCGAACGTTTCAACGACGTTTGCCTTTGGTCCTGGTTGGGTTGCAGTCCCGGATTGGACAGGAGCTGCATGGGACTATCCAAATCCTACCGTTGAAGATGATGTGGTGTCACATACGGCTCCTCGGTATCTGGAAGTCAAGAAGTCCTTTTGGAAGTTTGTCACAGCCGATGGTGCTTACTTCTTCCCGATTGAACGTGTGGTTGGTATGTCAAACACTGCTCCGACTTATTAAACTATGGCAGCGACTTTTCAGACTATAGCTACGGCTAACCCTGCTGAAAGTGCTTTTGTGCTTACGGTGGATGATAATTTGATTACGCCTGCGACATTGCCTGCCGTTGGCACGACGTATGCAAATTGGCTTTTAGGACAACGGGAGCGCACTGTGGACACCGAATGGAACGATTATGTCTTTACGGAGACTCTCGATGCAGCTCCTGGTAGACGTGCGTTTTTGTTTGGTAAATCGCATGGAGCGGCTACAGTTGATGTGCCATATGAGGCCGTGTGGGACAATGAAGATCACCAATGGCCCAAAGTTGTGACACAGCAGTTAAAAGTGTTGGTGTTCTTCATGTCGAATCCTGGATCGAATAGTAGCGTGCTGAGCAAGTTCTTTGTCAAAAGTGACTACGCGGGCAGTAGCTTAATCAAGATTGAAAGGTTTCAAAACGCGTTTCCTTGGGATGTTAACAAGCTGCGTCACCCTGTGCCTATTACTGATGATTTAGACATCTCAGAAGGTGTGTATGACGATGAAGGCTCTAAGATTGAAAACTGTTTGCATGGCGAAATTCGATTGCTGTCAAGGGCTGACGGTAATGGAAACGCCTGGAAAAACGTAGAATCGCCGGACGGAGGTTTGGGTTTTACTATTCCCGCAACCAACTTTACGGATTGGGCGCCGTATGTAAAACGCGACACGCAAAGGCGGTCCAATGGTCTGTGGGTTCGCGAAAAGGTAACAGTGTTTCCTCCAATTAACGCTAAAAGAAAGTTGATCTAAAACATATGCAAGACAAAACACAACAAGCTATGATGGCGTTGAAGCTGCTAGAGATGCTTCGTGGGCCTCAGCAACAACAACAGGAACTTGGGATGCGCCAGCAGGCTCAGGGTATGCAACAGCAAGAACTCGCTATGCAACAGCAGATGATGCAACAGCGCGCACAGCAAGAACAACAACGTCAACAGCAGATGCAGCAGATGGGTGTGCTGGAGGCTTTGACCAGCATCTCTCGTGATCCCATGACCGGAGGTGCTGATCCACACATGGTGCTTGAGTATCTCAGGTCTATCGGTGTGCAAGTTCCACAGGCTCCACCTCAGGCTATGACACCAGAACAACAGTTTCGTCAACTTTCACTTTCACAACGATAATATAATACTATGAGCTTTTTTAATACAATGGGCGCATTCGGCCCCGATGTAATTTCTAGTGCGTTTTCTAACGCAATTCCCACAGGCCGTGTTACGAATCCTAAAGCCAAGAAACTAGGCAAAGGTAAGACAGCAAAGTCAAAGAAACGTCGCAGGCGTGAGGCGCAGATGACTTTTGCTGAACAACAGCAACTTCAAAACGATCAGTTTAAGTTTCTGCAAGATAACATCTTCGGGCGCTCAGGCGCAACACGGCGTACCATCGGTGGTCAGCTTGAACGCGACGTTCCACAGGGAATGGATTTCTTCAAGAACACTGGACCTGATCGTCAATCGGTAAAGGATCGTCAGGCAAGGCTGGATTCCACCAGCCTCAATCAACCTGGCGTTTGGAACCAGGCTCAACAAGCTGTGAACGATGCCAAACGCGCACAGGGTTGGAGTGATCCTAACACGCCACCGGCTCCGCCTCCTGGACCTTCTATGGATCAAATGCTTCGCCGAGACAATGGTGCTGTGGGTTACTTCAACGACCCCGCGTATGATAGTATCAATCCACGAACGGGCCTAGTCACTAACGACGGGCCTTTTAATCTATCCCGTGATACACCATACGGCCCAGCTCGTTCTTACTTTGAAGGTTCTAAAGGTAACATCTCAAAAAAACCTGCGAACGGCCCAGCTGTAAATCCTGGGCCTATTTCCAATCTTTTCCAAGGAGGTTTTCAAAATTACAACCAAGCAGTGAACGATGCTTTGCAAAAAACTGCACCGCAGAATACAGTGCCGTATCGCCCAGTGAATGATGCACAAGCCGTGTTTACTCCACAAACTGGACTAACCCCACCTAGCCCCATGAATGAAGCACCATCTATGGCTAATCCAGCTGCAGCTTTTGGTGTGCCAAGTGTTTCTTGGGGTGACATAATTCCACAAGAAAATAGCCCACCTATGTTTGACTTGTTTAAGACAAACCCACAAACCGGCGCTGAAAACTTTGACTGGACAAAGCTGTTAAATATCTTTACACCACAACCGCAAGAGGCTGACGCCAAGCGTCCATTTTATCCTCAAGGTTTTTAATCAACCACCAACATGACCATCTCAGAACTATCTACGCTATTCGAAAACGCCAAGACGACCCAACCGTGGGCTCGTGATATGTCGTTTGAGGACTTTGCCGCCGTGGGTGCTCGCGCTACGGGTTCACCAGAACTCCAGCGTATCTCCCAAGCTGGGCCGATCGAAAACACCGTTCGTGGCTGGAACCAAGGGTTGACAGAGTTTGTCAATGCAACACCAGTCGATGAGTTCTTGGGTGAAGCAACGGCGCGTGCTGGTGGGTTGTTTGGACTAGATCGTGATAAGTCATATGCCGTTGGTAAGTCACTACCACGGCAAGTGTTGAACTTAGCACCAATGTTGATTCCTGGACCAGGGTGGTTAGCCACGGCTGGCATGGTTGGCGGCGCTGGACTATCCGCAGTTGATACGTATGACCAAACAGGTTCTACGTGGCAAGCTGGTATCTCAGCGGTCGCGCCAGCTGCAGTGAGCAAAGCTATGTCAGCAGGAGGTAATATGGTTCTAAACGCCGCTGCGAAGTCTCCGGCGTTTCAGAAGCTGGGTGTTACTGGTGTAACTACACTACCTGCTCGGTTTACCAATCAAACCGTGGGTGGTGGTGTTGCAAGGCTGGGGCATAAGGTTGAAGAAGACATTGTCCAGGGTTTTGCGAATAAAGCTGTTCGCTATGGTGGTGGGCAGGTGGCTGGACAGGCGGCTGGTTTGGCGTTGGATGTAGCTGCGCAGGGCACTGATGCGGTGTTTAATAAAGATTATTTGTTTGCTAACATCGTTGGGAACCTGGCCTTTGCACCGCTTGACGCCGGTGATTTCATCGGCACAAAGGTTGTTGCCAGCCGTGATGTGTTCCCTGATAGAGCTCCTGATGTGAGAAGCCCAGCGGAACAAAGAGCTTTTGACTTTGAGAAAATGATTGCAGCGCTTGATCCAGCTGAACAGGGACGTGCGAAGAAAGCTGCTGGGTTGGACATTGCAAGTCAGTTGATTCAGGAGCGGAGGCTTGTTGGGTTGGAAGATAAGTTTGAGGCTGATAGAGCCGCGTTGAAGGATGGGTTTGCGGCAGAGTGGGAAGCTCTGAGAACAGCTAATCCGAATCTTCCAGAACTTAAAGCCGCGTTTACTGCACCTGCGTCTGTGTCGTTTGAGCTGTTTCCTGAGGCTAACTTGAAGTTGAATGACTACAAGGAGAAGCTTAAAGCCCTTGATGGTGAGGAGAAAGCTGCTTGGGCTCAAGCCATGATGCGGCCTAATCTTGAAAGTTTGCAAGGTGTGGCGATGGATGAACTACGTCTTCCTGAGACACTGTTAAACAAACCTGTTGAACAAAGAACATTGAAGGACTACCAGGATGTATTGACTGGCAAAATTCGTGACAGTGGA